CGCAGCGAGAGCGTGAGGCACAGGCGAAGCAAGTCTCCGAACTACTGAACCGAATACAGGCTCCCGATGTTGCGCCGTATGTGGAAACCGGCGAGTTCGGAAAGCAGCACGTTTCATTCGATAACGACGAAGATTTCTGGCAGACCCAAGATAAGGACTAATGGCCGAAGCTCCTGTTGATAACACGAACTTGAATGAGGATCAGAAGGTTCCTGCGAAGGTGCAGGAGCGTATTTCGCGTGGGCGCAATCGTATGCGCCAGGGCTCGGCCAAGCGGAACGAGTGCCTGAAGTTCTGGCGCTCGGAGCAATACCATTGGACCGATCAGAAGGGAAATCTCAACTCTCTTCCCACCACCACCAACTACTACGAGCAATCGGGCAAGCCGCCGCAGCGTCAGCGCACCACCCGAAATCTGATCTTCGACGTAGTAGAGCGAGAGGTTGCGCTTTCAACTTCGCGGATTCCCTCCTACCAAGTCTCCCCTTCCACCACCGACCCCGAAGATATCGGCGCAGCGCGACTTGCCGAGAAGGTGGCCCTTTACGGCTACGATAAGTGGCATATCCGCGCCGCTACCGAAGAAGTAGTTCGCTACGGCGTGATCGCAGACGAAGGCTTCGCTTGGCCCTACTTTGACAATCAGGTTGGCCCCTTCATTCAGGGAACCAATGTGGGGATTGGCGATGTGCGTATCCGAGTCTTTGGCCCCAATGAGGTCTATTGGGAGCCGGGTCTGAACTTCGAGGATTCCCGCTGGCATTGTGTAGAGCAGGCCCGCGACCCCGAAGCGATCTATCAGATGGAGGGCTACACGGGCGGCAAGCTCACCCCGGACGCGCAGGGCAGCGAATCCCTTACTTCTGAGTCCACCCCCGAAGCCAAGCTCGTTCTAGTCTCCGAGTATCTGGAGCGCCCTTGCCCCGAGTATCCGCAGGGCCGGTGGATCGTGATTGCCAATGGCCGCGTTGTGATTCCAGAGCGCCCCTACCCCTGCGCCGACTATGACGGCGAACCGATTGACGAACCCATTCTTCACAAACTTTCATACGCCCGTGACCCCGATTCCGACAGGGATCAGGGTCTAGTAAGGCACCTACTCGACGCACAGAGGACAATAAATGCAGCTGCCTCTAAGTCGGTCGAGTGGCTAGTGCTGGCGTTGAATCCACAGTTGCTCATTCGTAATGGAGGACTTGCGAAGGGGCAGCGACTTACCGACGAGCCAGGCGCGGTTTATAACGTTGTCGGCAACGGCGAGATGGAATGGCGACCCGTCCCGCCCGTCCCGCAGGAGCTATTCCAGATCAAGGGACAGGCCGAAAGCGATATTGCCCGCATCGCGGCTCAGAACGATATCCCCGGCAACGTGGAATCGGCTCGGGGTATTCAAGCCCTGATCGAGCGCGACACCTCACGCCGGGCAGCGTTCATCGCCAACCTCGCAGAGTTCCATTCGCGCCTTATGCGCCATTGTCTCTACTTGGTAGCCCGGCATTACACCGAAGAAAGGCTCCTGAAGATAAGGGGGCGCTTCGGGCCAGAGGCGATCCGTGACTTCACCGGCTCTCAGTTGCGCGGCCAAGTAGATGTTCGGGTCTATCCCGATTCCATCGAGCCCCGCACTAAGCAGGCGATGGAGCAACGGATAATGAACTACGCGCAGCTCGGGTGGGTTAGCCCAGAAGCGGCGATGGCCGCGATCAACTCAGGCACCGCAGAGGGTCTGATTGAGTCCTACGAGCTTGACCTTGCCCGCGCCAACGATGTAATCCAGAAGATCAAAGACGGTTCCTTTATGGACGAACCAAGTCGGCGCGTCTTCCCCGGTGAAGCGATGGAGATTGACCCGCAGACCGGCGAAGAGATTCAGGTGGCCGAAGAGGTTCCGGGGTGGATTCCCCGCCCGTTCGACAATGTTCGTGTCCATAAGCAGGTCGTCGAGGACTTTATGAAGCCCACCGACTATGACGGTCTGGACGAGGTGGGCAAAGAAGCCGCCGCCCTCTACTACGACACGCTTCTGAAACTCGAAGCAGAGCAAGCCGCCCGCGATCAAGCGGCGCAGCAGCAGATGGCTGAAGGGCTTGGAATGAATAACGCCGCCAAGCCGCAGCAGGCAGCCCCCCTCCCGTCCCTGCCCGGCGGAGAAACACCGCCCCAATAAATAAGACTTTCGCGGATCAGCGGCCCCTGCCAGATGCAGGGGATTAGCCGCCCCGCTCCATAGGAAGGAAGCCAGAAATGGCAGAACAGGCCCCTGACAATCAGGATCAGCCCCAGAATGAAACCGCCCCCGCACCCGAGTCCACAGAGGCTCCGAATACGGACCAGGCGAACACGGAGGAATCGGCACCAGCATTTACCGAGTCCTACAACCCCGACGAGCTGCCGGAAGAAGCCCGAGCCGCTTACGACGCTGCCTACAAGAGATTGCAGGCGGATTACACCCGTAAGACTCAGGAAGTATCGGCAAAGCGACGGGAGGCAGAACAAGCGCAATCGCTTGTATCTGCGCTGCGGAACCCCGCAACCCAAGCCCAAGCCCTTCAGATGCTCGGACTCGAACTAGAGGACGACAGCGAAGACACGGGCTATGTGGACCCCGACGAACGCATTGACCGCTTGGAGCAAATGCTTTCCGAGCGCGAGAAGCAGGCGGCGGAGGAGCGTCAGATGGAGCAAGAGGCAACCCTCATTGACTCCGAACTCGCTCGTCTTTCTAAGGCCGATGGCCGAGAGTTGGACGATTCCGAGGTAGAACTGATCGTTTCTTTCGCGGTCGCAAATCGTCTGGACGATGGCAAGCCGAATGTTGAGGCGGGTTATCGTCAGCTTCAGGCCCTCTACTCAGAGGCTCAGAAGCGCCACATCGAGTCGAAGCGAAACGCTCCGGCCCCAGGGATCGGGTCTGCCGCAGAAAAGAAATGGCAACTCGACACCGAAGAGGGTCGAAAGCAGGCTATGGCGGAGATCGCCGCAGCCACTTTCGATCAGTCTTAGGTAAGGAGAAACAAATCAAATGGCAGCGACTCTCACGGCGTATAACGACGCTCTGAAGCGTGTTTATACGCAGGACAGGTTGGAGTCCCAGCTTTACCAAGAGAACCCTTTCTTGGACAAGCTCGGAAAGTCCAGCCGTGTCTCCATCGGTGAAGTAGCCCGTGTTCCGCTCCACGTTTCCCGTAACGGCGGTTTTACCGTTCTTCCGGGAGGCGGTGGTGACTTGAACGCCGCAGGCGAGCAAGGCATCAGCAAGGCTGAATACAGCTACACGCACCAGCACCAGCAGATTCAGATTCAGGGAAGTGTTCTCGATCAGGCTTCTGGCAACGCTAATACCGTTGCTGATGTTCTCGAAACCGAAGTATCGGGCGCACTTGACGACCTGCGTAAGCAGATCACCCGTCAGTTGTTCCAGGACGGTTCCGCGAAGATTGTTGCTTGCGGCACCACCTCGTCAAGCACCACCGTCACGCTGAACGCGACGGAGGGTGTAGAGGTTCTGGAGCGCGGGTGGCTCTTCCCCGGCCAACTCGTAGATATCGGCACCGCTGCTGACGAAGATTCAGTCGCCAACGGCGTGACGATCAACTCGGTATCCGAGTCCGGCCCAAGTATCACCGTCAGCGGCTCCGCCGTCAGCACTTCTTCGTCGAACTTCGTTTCGATCAAGAACGCTCGCGCCGGCGCTACCTCCTACGAGGCCAACGGTCTGAGGAATCTTGTCTCGACCTCCGCTTCTTTCGGAGGCGTTGATCCTGCCACCTATTCTTGGTGGAAGGCAGCCAACGTTGATACCAGCACCACCACCCTGTCGCTGGAAGCGATGCTCACTCAGGAGCAGAAGATCAACCAGCGCGGAGCGAAAGCTGACTTCGTTCTGACAGGTCTGAAGCAGAGCCGGAAGTTCTACGCGCTCCTTCAGAATCAGGTTCGGTTCGCCGGCGATGCCGGAATCGGACGTGACGGTGTTGGAGCCCAGGATATTCCGAAGTGGAATGGTCTGGAGATTCACCGTCACCCCGATTGCTACGACGAGGATATGTATTTCGGTGCCTTCAAGCACCTGTTCGTCGTCGCTACGGCCAAACCGTCCTGGCAGTCAGATGTGACAGGTGGCGAGATTCTGTCGTGGATTCAGGGAACTGATTCCTACGGCGCGAAGCTCACCTACCGCTTCAACCTCGGCAGCAACCGCCGCAACGCGTTCGCCCGTCTGGGCGCTTTGGCGTAGCGGTAAGTATCACCGGCCCCTCGTTGGCTTATTCAGTCGGCGGGGGGCAACCCAACTTCAAGAAAGGAACCCGTGACCGTAGATAGGTTCGGACTTCTGCCCGCGACCGTTCGAGCAAATATCGAGCGCGAGCAGATGGTGGACAACCAACTTCATAAGGCGAAGGCTCTCGCACAAGCCCTGCGCGACCTTGACCCTAACCTTGAACTCGTTTTCTTCGGGGATAGGGCGGAAGATATCTACGGGATCGTGCCGGGCCGTTGGCACGTCCGACGAAATAATAAGGACACCGGCGCACCCGATTCGTATATGCCGATTCAGGGACGCAAGGGCGAATACCGCGAGCCCGACTTCGGGGTGATTGACGACCTGCGCCGCGCCGATCTGTGGCGCAAGGGCGCGATGGATCGGTTCGACCCCTACGGCCACGCAGAGCAAGCCCGCTCAGAAAAGGCCCGCCGCCTTGAAGCAGAGGCGCAGGCAGAAGAAGTGACCTCTAGCGCCCGCGCAGCGATGCGCGTTGCCGGCGATGGGGGAATGACCGCTCGTAAGTGGGGGCGTGGAAAGACGACTAAGGGAGTTGTTGGATCGTGAACCTTGCTGACCTCACTACTGAACTCGGAGCGCGAGGCTTTGACTACCTGACCGAAGCCCGGCGCACCTACTTTCTCAATCAGGCATACCTAACCGATATCTGCGAGTCGGAGGAATGGCCGTTTCTCGAAGCCACCTCGACGGGGAGTTCCCCGCTTGTGATCTCCGACCTTCGTGTAATCGAGTCCGTGATTGACGTAGATCAGCAAGTCAAGCTCACGCCCCTTACTAGAAAGGCCATAACCGACCTTTCCCCCGACCTCACGCTGACGGGCAACCCCGAAAGCTACTACCTGACTAGCGGGAATACCGTGAACACTTGGCCCGCGTCCAGCAACTCGCTAACCGTTCGCTACCACAAGGTTCCCGTCGAACTTACTTCTCCGACCGACACACCCCTTCTTCCCT